CTCAGCCCATCTCTCCCCCCGGGGGGTTCGGGAACCCGCCAGAGGGGCGAACATACGTTCGTAACCCGGGCTCGTTCCCGCTCGAGCCGCCCCGGATCGCCCCGTTCCCCGGTGTGAAATCCGTCACGCAGGACCCCGTCGAGACCCGTCCAAAGTCATCCGTAGTCATGCTGTGTCCCGTTAGATCCTGTTTAGCGTGCAACTGTCACGACAGCGGGCGGGAACGGCAGGTGACACGCGCCCGCCGGGCAGGTCAGAGTGAGGTTGTGAGTACTCAACTGACACTGCCCGGCATGGCCGACGCTAGCCCTCCCGGCTCGTTCGTCTACTGCCTATGGCGCCCGAACCAGTTCAAAATCGGGATGACCCGCGACCCCGACCGCCGCGCCCGCCAGCTGCGCGGCCGGATCGTGCTCCTCCTGCCGGGCGGGCGCGATCTCGAACGGGCGTTGCACGCCCGGTTCGCCCGGTACCGCTTCCCCGATACCGAGTGGTTCGGCCCGGCCCGCGAGATTTGGGAATGGCTCGACGCGCAAGGGGTCGACCCCCGCCGCTGCGCGTAGGGTCGCGGGTGTGCCACGTCGTCGCCAGCAGCCGGCGCTACCGGGGCTCGAGCCGGCCCGCTCGAGGGGCGCGGTCGAGCGGGCCGCGGGCGCGGATCTCGCCGCATTGCGCGGGCAGGACGCGGTCCTGCCGGACGCCGCGGCGGTCGAGGCCCTCTACCGCCGGCTCGCTCGAGCGCTCGACGTGGCCGACCGGGCCGGGGAGGCCTACACGGTCGCCTACGTGGGGCATCGGCTGGTCGAGTGCCACGCCTACCTGACCGGGCAGCGGGCCGACCAGCTGGCCGACGTTGACCCCTTCGCCATCGCCGCCGCGGTGGTCGACCCGTCGTTCACCTGACCGGCCGACGTTCGGGCCGAACGTCGAACGTGTCGCCCGCTCCCTGACCGGGGGCCGTGGGTTGCTGCCCTGGCAGCGCACGGTCGCGGGCGTCGCGGGTGAGATCGACCCCGGGTCGGGCCGGATGGCGTACCCGGTCGTCGTCGTCGTCGTGCCGCGCCGGGCCGGGAAAACGCTGCTCACGTTCGCGACGACGCTCCAGCGTTTGGCCCGCCCGGGCCGACTGTGCTGGTACACCGCGAACCGGCGGGAGACCGCGGCGAAGATCTTCCGCGACGAATGGTCGCCGCTGGTCGACACGTCGGCGTACTGGTCGGCCCGGCTGCGGATCCGCCGATCCCAAGGGTCGGAAGGGTTCACACATCGCGCGTCGGGGTCGAAGTGCCAACTGTTCGCGCCGACCGCGAACGCGCTCCATTCGACGAACGCCGACCTGGTCGTCGTCGACGAAGGGTGGGCGTTCTCGACGCTCGAGGGGGCCGATCTCGAGGCCGGGATACGCCCGGCGCAGCTGACCCGCGAGCAGCGGCAAACGTGGATCGTGTCGGCCGGCGGGACGATCGACTCGACGTGGCTTGACGGGTGGATCACGGTCGGGCGCGACGCCGCGGAAGGTGACCGGCGCGAAGGGGTCGCCTACTTCGAATGGTCGGCCGACCCGGCCGACGACCCCGACGACGAGGCCACCTGGTGGTCGGCACATCCGGCGCTCGGCCTGACGGTCCCGCTCGAGGCGCTCCGGGAGGATCACGCCAGCATGGACCCGGCCGCGTTCGCCCGCTCGATTCTGAACGTGTGGCCCCGCCCCTCGAGCACCCCGGCGTCGGGGATCGACCCGGCCCGGTGGGCCGCGGCGATGGACCGCGACGCCGCGGTGTCGGCCCGGCTGCACTTCGCGTTCGATGTGACCCCCGACGCCACCGCGGCCACGGTCGCGGTCGCGGGGGACGTGTCCGGCGGGCGTTGCGGGGTCGAGATCGTCGAATCCCGCCCCGGGACCGACTGGCTGGTGCCGGCGTTGACGAAGCTGCGGGACACGTACCGGGGGGCGCGGATCACCGCCGACGAACTGGTGACCGCCGCGGTGATCGCCGACGCGCAACGCAAACGGCTGCGGATCACCCCGACCGGCGCCGGTGTGCTGACCCGGGCATGCGGGTCGCTGGTCGACGCGCTCGCCGCCGGCACGCTCGCCCACCGCGGGCAGGGGCCGCTCGACGCCGCGGTGCAAGCCGCGCATCGGCGCCCGGTCGGCGACGGATGGGTCTGGAGCCGGCGGGCGTCGGGTACCGACATTTCGCCGCTCGTCGCGGTGACGCTCGCCGCGTGGGCATGGCGCACCGCGCCCCGCCGCAACCCGATCGTTGTCGCCCGCCGGTAAAGCTGACCAACATGCCGCGCGTATGTTCGGACGGTCGCGGAAGCTGGTCGCGGAGACCCCCCCGCCGACCGACCCGACGACCCCGCTCGACACGCAACTACAGGCCCTGATCGACGCCCGCACAAACGCGCTGGTCACCTCGAGGGCCCAAGCGATGCAGCTGTCCGTGGTCTGCCGCGGGCGCGACATGGTCTGCGGCGTGATCTCGCAACTGCCGTTCAAGCGGACCGACCGCAACGGCGCCGATCTCGGCGCCGGCTGGCTCGAACGGCCCGATCCGAACCACACCCGCGGATGGTTCGTGTCGTCCCTGGTCGATGACCTGTTCTTCTACGGCGTGGCGATGGCGTGGATCACGGTTACCGACCAGTACGGCCGGCCCCTCGCGCTCGAGTGGATGCCGAAACCGCAGGTCGTCGTCGAACCGGACGGCTCCGGGGTCACCTACTACCGGCGGGGCCAGGACCGGCCCGGCGTGTCGGAATGGTGGCCCACGATCACCGAAGTGCAGCTGTCATGGTTCGAGGTCGTCGTGTTCGAGTCGCCGCTGTCCGCGGTGCTGCAGGCGACCCGGTCGCTGTCGACCGCGGCCCGGCTCGACCTGGCCGCGGACCGGTTCGCCAACGTCGAAACCCCCGGGGGCGTCCTGAAGCAGACCGAAGGGGACGACCTGACCACCGACCAGGCGCTCGAGCGGATCGCCGCGTTCGAGACCGCCCGCCACGACCACACGGTCGCGTACGTGTCGACCGATCTCGAGTACCAGGCCGCGCAGGTCAACCCGGACACGTTGCAGCTGGTCGAGTCCCGCTCCTATCAGGACGCCGCGTTGGCCCGGATCGTGAACCTGCCCGCGTTCGCGGTCGGCGTCGGGATCCCCCACGAATCGCTCACGTATAAGACCGCGTATACGGCGCGGGCCGACGTGGTCGATTTCGGGATCGCGCCGTACATCTCGTGTCTCGAGGAAACCCTGTCATCGGACCAGGTCACCCCCCGCGGTACGAAGGTGACGATGGATCTCGAGCCGTTCCTACGTACCGCCGCGCTCCGCACGTTGGCCCCCGGTTCGGCCGGACAGGCCGACGTGTCGAGCGCGCCGACCGATCAACCCGCGGGGGTCTGAATGGAAGCGCTCGCTCACGTCCCGACCAGGTTCCACGCCGACCCCGGCGCCGACGCCGGGCCGGACGGGCCGACCGGGCCCGTGATGGTGACCGCCCTCGCGTTGCCGTGGGGCCAGTCCGTCGCGCTGAACTGGTGGGGCGACACGGTCGCGTTCGACCGCGGGTCGGTCGACACGACGGGCGCGCCGGGGCGCGTCAAGTTCCTGCGCGACCACACCCCGGCCGGTTCGCATCTGATGGGGGTTGTCGCCGACTGGTCCGATCGGGCCGACGGGTTGCACGCCGCGGTCGCGATCCCCCGCGAGGAAACCGCCGACCCCGAGACCGGGCGGGCGTTGCGACACATGCGGTCGGGGCTGCGCGACGGCGTGTCGGTCCGCGTCGAATGGGGCGACGACGGGGAGACCGTCACCCCGGTACCGGGGACGCGGGGCGCGTCGCATCACCAGGTGCACGCCGGGGCCCGCATCGTCGAGCTCTCCAGCGTGGTGCTCCCCCGGTTCGACGACGCCCGCGTGACCGGCGTCGCCGCATCCGCCCCCGAAGAGCCCGAAGAGCCCGACGACGATCCCGAAGAGCCCGACGAACCCGAAGAGGAAGAGATGACTGACACCGCGACCTTGCCCGCTGCTGCTGCGGATCCGGACGAACTGGCCCGGGCCGACGCCCATCGCCGCACCCTCGCGGCGACCGTGAACGGGGGCCCACCGGCCCGGGCTCGAGCCCCGCGGCACGTGTCGTTCGGCGCGTTCGCGTACGCGGTCGCCGCCGGACAGGTCGACGCCGCGGAACGGGCCCAGGTGGCGAACAGTCTCATCGCCGCGCTGGTCGACGAGACCACCGGGGACATCGGCGGGCTCGTCCCGGACACGTGGCTGCGGACCGTGATCCAGCTCGTCATGGGGTCGATGCCGACCGTCGACGCGTTCAGCCGCCAGTCGCTGCCCGGTACCGGGATGACCGTGCACATCCCGGTCGTGACCGTGCTCCCGTCCGTCACGTTGCAGGCCGGAGAAAAAACGGCGATCGGGTCGGGGAAGCTGACCACGACCCCGACCGCGTTCCCGGTCGAAACGTTCGCGGGCGGGCAGGACGTGTCGATACAGGCCATCACGCGATCGGATCCGTCGTACCTCACGCTGCTCATGCAAGGGTTCGCGGTCGAGATGGCGTTGACGCTCGAGCAGGCCGTGTCCACCGCGCTGGTCGCCGCCGCACCGGCCGGGCCGACGTGGCCCGCGACGCAAGCCGACATCGCGGACCCGTTCGTCGACGTGGCCGCGGCGATGCTCGGCACGTTGGGCCGCACCCCCGACGTGGCCGTGCTCAGTACCGACACGTGGGCCCACATGGCCAAGTCGAAGGACTCGACCGGCCGCTACCTGTTCCCGGCGCTCGGCGCCGTCAACGCCCCGGGGACAACCGACATCACGTCGACCACCGCCAGCGTCCACGGACTCACCTACTACGTGGCCCCGAAGCTGCCCGCGGCGACCGCGATCGTCGGCGTGCGGGAAGCGTTCGTAACGATGATCGGCGCCCCGATCGTGCTCGGCCCGGTCGACAACGTGGCGATGGCCGGGCGCGACGTGGGCCTGGCGACGATGGCCGCGTTCGGCGCGACCGACACGCGGGGCCTGTCGAAGATCACCGGCACCCTGCCG